TGTCCCCTTGATGGGCGTTCCGTTCGCCCGAATATTACTTATGTGAAGACCGATCCCACCAGACCACTTGGAAATTTGCGCACACTCCTTGAGCGTATCATAAATACCTTCGATGCTGTCATCTTTCATCGCCACCAAAAAGCACGAACTCATCTGCGGACGGTTGGTCCCCGCATTGAAAAGCGTCGGTGTGGCATGCGTAAAGTACTTCTGGGACATCAGGTCATAGGTTTCTCGGACGCGCCTGAGGTCCTCGCCGTGAATACCCAGTGCGACACGCATGAACATGTACTGGGGCGTCTCTCCGGGCAGGAGGTACCCGCGCTGGAGCGTCTTGATCCCAAAGTACCCAAAGTCATAGTCGCGCCGATGAACAATCCACGAGTCCATATCAAGTTTGACCATCTTCATAAACTCTTCGCTCAAGATACCTTTGGTGTGGAGTGCGACGGCACAGTCGCTAAACGTCTTTGGACACGTCTTTTGGAGGTTACTGACCGTGATGCGCATCGCCAGAGTCTCATAGTCAGGGTGTTCGGTAATCATACCGATAGCCACCTCTGCACTTAGAGTATCAATCTCACTTGTTGAAATCCCATCATACATACTTGTAAAAACCTTCTGGGCCACCTTGTCCGGCTGGACGTTCAGGGGCTCAAACTCTGGGCTCCTATTTAGTTTTGAAATTCGCTGAGTCACCTTGTCAAAGAGCATCTCCACAGAGTCTCCATTTCGCTTGATGACCCTCATTGTATTTTTAGAGCCTAATTTTTTTAACTTGAGTAACAATAATGAGTACGCTCGGGACGTATGACATCAAGCCTATCCGTCTGAGTACACCGACGCCTCTTGGAAGCGCCTTCTTTTCAGGGTTCAACCGTGAAAGCCTTCACTCGGCTATCATAAACGTCATCAAGTCCCAGACGGGCTATGAAGTGGGTCGTCAGAACGATGCAGGTCTTCAGTCTCTCATGCGCGTCGTGTACACGGATCTTGTTGCCGACCCATACACGGACGTCAAGAGCCAAGTGACCCGTATGAACGATGAGGTTATCAAGCGAGCAACGTCCACCGTTTCGACCGGTATGCTTCAGCAGCTCGTGTACCTGCGTGACATTGCCGAGAACCCCGTCCCGATCGACATCCCTGTCAAAACCAGCACGTACGGCAACAAGATTCCAAGCAACTTCAAGTTTGGAATTTTCTAGATAATAAGTAGATGAAGTCCCTCGACGATATCCTCTTTGGGTTTCTCATATTCTTTGCCATTGAGCGACTCGTGCGTCTCATCAGCAACGCAGTTATCGAGCCGTGGGCCCAGAAGCGCACGTCAAACGAAAACGTCGTGGAAAACTGGAAGCTCGGGGCTGAGTTTGCGTTTTTAGTATCTGCATGTTTCGTCGTCTATCGCTTCAGGAAGCCTTTGGCTCGTCTCGTCACTTAAAAGAGCAAGACGTTTCGTATTCAATGAATAAGTTTCGCGATGAAACTGCACTTATGTGTCAGCAAAAAGGGTGGGACAAAGCTCCAATAAGTATCGTATGGATGCTTTTGAACGAAGAAATGGGAGAACTTGCCTCGAGTATCAGGCAAAAGAAACAAATTTACAAAAAGACGGGACTCAAGAAGGACAGGGGGACTGATATTATGATGGAAATGGGTGATGTGTTTAGTTACCTGTTCCAGCTCGCGGCCATGTTGAACATCGACTTGGATGAAATGTGGGATCTTCATCAGCAGAAAGTCAAGACCAAGGTGTACTCGGCAAACAAAAATAATGTAAGTGTATTCTAGAACATGGCATCAAATCTTATGATAGATGACCGTCTGCAGATTGACCTCTTCAACCCGACGACATGGACGGGCGACTTTGGTGTCAATCACGACGGGTTCCGCAAGGACCTCTTTATCGATGGCTCGTACACGCGAGCTATTGATGAAGAGCCAGAAGATTACACGGACGACCTTGATCCAAATCTCAAGCCTCGGGACCTCTCAGGGAATGTGCACCTCAAGACGATCAATCCAAACTACGCGCCTCATGGTGCGTTCCCTACCCGCAAGTATGAGTACTCGGACGGTACAGTCACGTGGTACCGTCCTCAGCTTCCATGGAGCTGGATGCACGGAGGGAGTCAGAAGAGTGGACCAATGAAGCTCACAAAGAGTCCTTTGTTTATTCTTATTGTTTTGGTTCTCATATTTTACATTTTGAGCCGGCTCAAAATGTAATCACCTTGGGCGCCGCCACCTTTACTAATTTCTTTGATAAATTCTCTTTTTCAATTTTCGACCGTTCATCCAACTTGGGGCACGCATGTACCTCGAGTTGAATGCACTTGCAACAGAAAGACCCAGAACACTCACGACACGTCAGAAACCTATTCTTGTGTTTACACTCCGGTTTCTTCGCGAATATCTGACTGTACGAGTCCAGAGTCTCGGCGTTCATCCTCCCCTAGTATCTCACAAGCAATTTGTTTCTTAAACTGGTCCCGTAGAGGCTCGTCCAAAATCTCACAGAGGCCATGGGCTCGTCCCTTCAAGACGCGTTGCCACACAACCTCAAGCACGGGGAGAGCCTTTGCAAACCACTCGCGGTCTCGGTGGACGCGGACGACGACGAATTCAGCCTCAGAACTTTCGTTCTTCGCCGGCCGGTACTGCACAAAGTCACACTCCTCCAAGTCGGTAATCTCAAGCTGAAGCTGAACTTGTGGCCAATAGTGTTTCGGGACGTTCGGCTCAATCTTCCGTGTCAAAGGACACTTAATTTCAACCAAAATTCCATCCTCTGTGACCCCGTCAGGTGATGCGCCGAGCCAGGGGTACTCTCGGTGTTGCACAAGGCCAATCTCGTGAGACTTTCTATTGAACTTTTTGTCATACAGGTCGCGTACAACAGGCTCAAGCAAAGTCCCGTGCGCCGTTGCTGCGTTCCCGGCCCACTTGGTTCTCAAGACCTTCTTCTTGACAAATGCATCTGGACTTTCATAGTGGTTTTCGCCAAGGGCACTTGCAACATCACTAGCCGTAATCATGTTCTCACGGAGATCTAACCATTCCTGAGACCTTTGTTCGGCATATTCTTGCGCAATGAGCTCACGTGCTCTGAGGACCGTTCTTTCCATTGACTGGAATTTTCTTATTTTTGAAACGAGGGTCCGTCTTAAGTACAATCTCCGCGGCGTTCTGCTCGGCCTGTTTCTTCGTCGTTGCAAACCCCGATCCACAGTCCATACCATCCACGACGACGGTAATGAAGAATTGACCGTTGGTTTGGCCGTCGAGACGGTACTCGGGTAAGGCGTACTTCAAGGCTTGACACCAACGCATGAGTTGGTCTTTCCAGTTGTCGTCTACAAGTGACGTTTGAACCTTTGTGAATGACTCAAGCACGAACCGCTTGGCGTGAACCATCCCCAAGTCCAGGTAGATGGCACCGACGAATGCCTCAAACACATCCTCCATAATGTGCTCATTCGTGTTCCACCCGTTCCGCTCACCCTTTTCATCCATCAGAATGAGTTTGTCGAGACCAAGCACCTTGGAGAGTTCGCATAAGGTTTTGCCTCGCACCATCTTCGTGCGAGCCTTGGTCAAGAACCCCTCCTGTTCCTTTTCGTGCAAGTCGAAAAGGTGTTTGGTTATAACAAATCCGAGGACGGAATCACCCATGAATTCAAGTGTTTCATAAGAACCAGTCAGACCTGAATACCGCTTCAGGGCTGACTTGTGCGTAAATGCGCGACGATACAGACTAAGCTCTTTGACTTTGGTCCCAACCAGAGCATTCACGACATCACGTGAAAGCTCTGGAGGGGGGACGAGGACAAGAGGTGCTTGAATTTCGAATGTGGCCTCCATGTTTATGATATATTACACACGTGGTTTTGTTTTAAGTCATTTAGGCAGTGGCGGTTGCGGCGGGCTTGGCAACCTTGGGCCGCATCTTCTTCTCCTTTGGGGGCTCGGTGGCGGCAGCGTCCGGGGTCGGGTCGGCAGCCTTCTTGGCCCGGGGCTTCTTCTCCGTGGGGGGCTTCTCCTCCTTGAGGTAGTGCGGGTTGATGTACTTCTGGATATTCAGGAAGGTCACCTGAACACCCTCGGGAACCTGCAGCAGATCCTTCAGGGTCTCGTCCAGGCTGATGTTCTGACCAGCCTTCAGACCCTTGGCCTCCACGTACTCATTCACCTTGCGAGTCACCTGAGACCGAGAGATCTTCTCGTCAGCAGGCAGATTCAGGAAGGCGCGCAGCTTCTCGGAAACACCCAGAGGCTTATTGAAACCGTTGTTCTTGGTCCGGGCCTCCTGCTTCTCGCCGGTGGGATCCTCGAAGTGTTGACGAATCTTGCGAATATCCTTGCGCAGGGCACGCTGCTCCTTCGCAATCGCCTCAATAGCAGCAGCCAGAGTCTCGAGAGTAGCCATCTCTTTGTACTATAGGAGGGACGGGTCTCTTTAAGTCGCGAAACACCCTAAGATGAGTACCATAAGTAACGGTATCAACGCAATGAGCAAAATTTGCCACACCTTATAGTTGCTCTTTGTAGATGTCGAATTCTCATTTGGTAAAAGTGTCGTGGGAGTGTCTATAGGAGTCGCTCCAGGCAAATTGGAAGGTTCGTTACTTTGCGGAATATTTTGACCATACCCAGGGGGTAAGTCAATACCAGCCGACGGTCGAACTTCAACACGCGTGACAGGGTCCTTGTTTTCGCACTTTCCAAGACAACACCCGGGATCACATGCATACACAAATCCATTTTGTTTACTCACATATCCACACATATTTGAATATACATCAAGTGGATCAGTAAGACACGTACAGTCTTTCAGGATGTACTGAGCTCCACACGTCGGTCCTGAAGACTTTTGCATCTTCTCTTCTAAAGTTAAAGAATATTTTTGTATATGTAGTACAGATGGAGTACGGTAAGCCTCAGAAGCTTCCAGATGGTCGTTACTTTCTGCGAATCGCCGGAAAGACTCAGCAAGTGAACGGTCTTGTGCTCCAGGACTCTCTCGAGACCAAGACTGTCAAGTTCAAGGTTCCAGAGGGTACAGATATTTTCAAGACAATTGAAGAGGAGATCCTTACCCAGGCCAAGGCATCCAAGGTGGAGTGGTTTGGGAAGGAGCTTTCCGATGAGACGATCATGAACGCGTTTCAGGAGAGCGTCACGGATGGTGTTCTTGATGCATCCTTGGCAACCGTCAAGGGTCAGGTGACCACAACCGCTTTTGATACCCAAAAGAATCAGCTCGAGCTTCAGGCCGTCAAGCCCGAGTCCAAGTGTGACGTGATGCTTGAGCTGGCCGGTCTCTGGTTTCTGAAAAAGTCGTTCGGTCCCATCTGGCGCGTCCTTCAGGTGCGTGTCCGGGGAGGGGCGGTCGTGCCGCCCCCGAAGGAGTACATGTTCACGGACGAGCCCGAGGACGAGGAGGATCCAGCCGATTTTCTCGACTGAAAAGTTCCAGGGAGGGGCTTCGCGTCTGCAACTGGACCCTTCGGGTTCACTTGGAAAAAATATCCCGACTTAGTATAAATGAATCGCAAGGGTCTGGCGATCGTTGTCCTCGTCGCCATTATTTTGTTCCTTCTGTTCAGCGGCCGGAAGAGCGGGTACGGGTCTGCACCCTCCATGGGCGTGTCTGGTATGAATATCGGTGATCGGTCCGTGACCAGCGGCGGTGCTGCTCAGACGACCGTGATGGCAGCTGCCCCTGTGCAGCACATGGGTGACAACATCGGTCAGACCGTGTCGTCCGCCAGCCTGATCCCCCGTGACGTTGTTGCCACCGAGGACTTTGGTCAGTTCAGCCCAGACAAGATCCTGGGCAACCAGAACTACCTGGATCCACGTAGCCAGATTGGTTACCCCGAGACCCTGGGTGGTGTTCTGCGCAACGCCAACCGCGACTTCCGCAGCGAGCCCCTGAACCCCCGTACCCCAGTGAGCATCTTTAACCTCAGCACGATCCCCCCTGATGTCATGCGGCCCAAGTTTGAGATTGATTACGAGTACGCCTAGTCCAGTCGCACCGCGACTGTCCGCTCCCCTACAGCAGCACGCGTCGCTCCGCTAAAAAATAAGTCCTTCGGACTTACTAGAAATGGATTTTAAAACCGCTATGACTGAGTGGGTCGCTCTGAAGGCCCAGTTGGCCGCAGCTCGCAAAGATCTCGGAACGTTGAACACACGTGAGAAGGA